AATGGTTGATATCAACCCTGTAATAGGATATGAAGTACAGGCTGGTGGGCCAACTGCTGCAAAGTTGACTACCCTCAGTGCAATAACCTCAGAACTACCACAATATGGGTGGTTGAGAATGACAACAGCAGGAGGGGACGTAGCAATTGCTTCTTATGTCAGTTATACTGGAACTACATTCACATTTGGAACAAATCCCTATTCAGGAAATACCAATGCATTTGAGCCTACAACCAAAACACAAGTAATCATAGGACAGCCATTAGAGCCTGCTGATATCAATGTCCCTACTACTGAAATATACATCTGGACCAAGACAGGGACTCATCGACATAACAACAACAGTGGTGATGCTACCAGAGACCATATGTGTCAAGTTCATTTCAATGGACTTGTTGATGCTATTGACAGGACTAAGCCAATTGGAGCAGTCGGATGGAATGGAGAAGCATACTCCTATCTCAATTCATACAACAGCGCCAGTCTTGGAGCCAATAAGCACCCTGCTGGATTAGGAGCATGGCACCCATTCCTTGGGTTTAGCCCCTATGGTAGTGCAGAATCTTGCGTAGGTGCAAGTCCCCCTGTTGGTCAAGCAGATACACCATCATCGATGGCTTCTTTGTTCTGTACAAGTGGATTATCCAATCGTCATCTGGTCGCTATTACCCATGAGAGTGAATTACCATTGATAGCCAAAGCAGATAGAGATGGGATACTGTGTGCGGGAGATTGGTTACATGTAAAACCCGGTACAAATATAACCCACGCTGGGACTACTACTTGGGACACAGGGAAGATTCACAATAAAGACCGGTATGTGGGCCCTGCAACCGCAGGTCCTAATGTAGAAGCACTGATGGTAGGGGCACAGACATTACCTATGGATGTCTCAAATTATCCAGCAGTTGGTACCGAAGGATATTGGCATTCAAGAGTCACTGCGGCATCTCATTTGTCTGCAATTACACCCTGCCAAGTACCTACAGGTGATTTGTTTTGGGATACCTCAGTAGTACCTGCATCTGCATTGCACGAATCCACAACATACAGTGTGACCTGTAGTGGCATCACATCAAGAGACAAGGCTGATGAAATAGATGGTGGGCTTTACCAGTTCTACAATGCTAAATCAGCAGCACGCAACTTCACCATCGAAAATGTGGTATGGAAACGTATGGATGGCGGTAATCTTACTATGCCTGCTGTGAATGCCAGAGGGCTTGGTATGGTACCATGGACTGTTAAGAAGTCCGGTGGTAATTATTACACTGTGGGAGAAAAGATACTTGGGAACTGTAGATTCTCATTTGAGACTACCAATTCTGCTATGTTCCCTATCATACAAGCACAGGAACTTGCCCATCCACAGATTGCAGAGCAGCACCCATTTGAAGTCAGGAATGCCCTATCTATCCCCAACGAATCCTTACAGTTTGAGGACACTGAAGTAATAGATGACACTGGACAGACCCATACTTTGGTTGGAGGAAGCCCATTCGGTACAATCATCCTTGACTTCCGACATGTCAGTGACCGTGAGATAGAAGGGTTGGCCCCTGCACTTGCGGGGAGTGGCATATCTCCTAACATGAAAATCAGATTACCTGATGCTGATGAGATACCGGGTAATATCATTGTCAGAAGTGGTTTTGACAGGATACAGGGCTATCAGAATGAAACCATGGGGTCTGGTGGGTTACAGCACCCATTGCAGCCTATGCAAGGTGTAGATGATATGTTCACTGATACTGAACCCGGCCCTCGCCTATGGCCTACATGGGAAACAAATGGATGGGAACATATATCACAGGATGGTACTGACTTTTCTCTTACTACCAGTGAAAGTAGGTTGGCGTTCCCTGACAGCACCAACCGTGGATGGACAGACCACACTGATGGCAATCCATTGAAAACCGCTTATGAACCACATGACCGTACTCTATACTTCCATGTCACCAAGATGGGTCATTCGATGACTCACCGATATGATGTCAATGAATTGGACTATTCGACTTATGCCACTACCACCATAACCGCAGGAAGTGCCCCATCTGCGGCTGTGTGGCAAGACGCTACTGAGCAGAGTGGCGGAAGGTGGTTCCTACGGGTATATGACCCTACTACTGACAAGGGAGTATTGGCATCCTATACGGGAGTTGCTGGCAATAACTTCACAGGGGTGGTATTCGACCCTGATTTCACTACCTTTGTCAGTGGAAAAACCAATTTGAAAATCGTTCCTTCATATTACATACCAGCGGGTAGTGACCGCTTCTTTACAGCCCGTCGACTGAGAGACCACAGTGAATACAGCGGGAATAGCCCTGATATGCCTGTAATAGCATGGGAATCGATAGGGGCTACACCATATACGCAATTGACTGCCCCTAAGATGACCCCTATGCCTATCCCTCGCATGGGACATCACTATATCAGCCCCACAATGGCGATGATGCCGGGGCATTATGCCCATCCCGCTTATCAACGGCTATATGATTTGAATCGGGCTTGTCGTTCTGCACAAAATGAGTCATTAGAGGAAGGAGTCACCACCATAGCGGATGAAGTGCCCGGTAGAGACCCACTTATCTGGTTCTCAGGACCAACTGCGACCTATGGCCCGAGTGATATTCATGGAGGGGCATTCACACTCTTGACAGAGACTAAACTCAAGTATGAAGGGTATGGCGTGGCTGCTTCTCAAGGTACTGCTGGTACTACCAATGCAGAGGGTGGACATAGTATTGTTCTTGAGGCAGCGGGGGCATATACTCTGAAGGGTCACTTCCCTGACCCTATGGAGGTCGGTGCCTATCAAATCATTATACAACCGAATACATTCAAACAGCAATTGAGTGGCTTCCACCGGAATAATGCTGATGGTACCAAGGCACCAGTTGAAGGTGGTTCATATGTGAATGAATTGACAAGTCAGCAAGTGAATACTGTCATTGCCATTGAGCACGATTCTGGTAATACCAATGGAGCATATACTCTGGTGCTCGCAGAGGCATCTATGGCAGATGTCAGAGGTTGTGAGGTAATTATCAATGAAATGATGCTTGACTTTGAACCAGATGCTGGTAGTCAATTCACCAATCTACCGACTCTTGGCCTTTACAATTCTCTGGGTGTGAACGAAACAACATCTGTACCACTCTCAAGGCGTAGTTTACCATATCGACCCAACGCCTTCAAAGAAGCCACACCGGGATATACCCTCACCGTACCATGGTGGGCTCATCTACACAAAGATGGTGCTACCAGTAGCAGTGCCACTAAGTGGCTGAATCTTGAATGGTTGAAGCCAGATAATTACTATGAGACCTGCCGTACCACATATGGTGCTGTAGGTGGGCAGATAACACTCGGTGGATACCCGTCTACGTACTTCGATATCTATGAAGAGGATAGACGCCTCCGTAGCCTGAATCCGGGCTGCATAGTGATATCTTCCAGTTCTGTTGCACAGACAATAACAGTAGATAATAACGACTTGTTCCCTGTGGTGCCATACTATGGAGAACTACTTGAATATACAGATGTGGATGGGGTTAGACGGACTGCGACTTATGCGAACCGTACCGGTACTCGTTCATATGCCACTGTTGGGACCAGTACTACTTTTGGAACAGTTGTAGGGTCAGCACAATTCTGGAGCAAATTAGCCGTTGGTACAGTATTGAGATTGTCCAGTTCCTATGATAATTGGAAAGCAGGTGAAATATACAAGGAGTCCAAGAAGAGTATTGCGCCTCGACTTCTACCACAGACGTTGCATGGTACCAGAGATACCAACAGTCTGCATAGCCCCGACGCATTCATGTGCCTGTGGCACCCTAACCTCGGTAGGCCATTCACTTGGTACAGTGATGATTCTGCCACAGTACCAGCAACTGCTACCATCACCATTACGGCCTTCACCGAACTCAACGTCCCCGACAAGGTAAACTTGATTGCTACTGACGGGACTAACTATGACTTTGTACAAGGCTCTCAAAGTTCTGTTAATGGTACATTTGAAGCCACTACATCAAACGAGGTGACTGCGACCAATCTAATGAATGTCATTAACACTTCATCAGGGCCAGCGGGAACGAGATTTACTGCCACAGTGGGTGGAGCAGTTGTGACTGTTACTCAGGCTGTGGATGGTGTAGCCGGCAATACAACTGTCACTCTTACAGACAGTGGCACTGCTGGTATGACGAAGACTAATTTTACTGGCGGTGCAGGGACTCGCCTATTCTATGACAAGAGAGGAGTTACTGATACTCCTATCTTAAAGGCTGCATTGAATCATATACCTGAACATTTCGAGACCATCCACTATCATGACTTCTTTTATGCTGCTTCAAAGGGCCCATTTGGCCTGAAAATGAAGACTCCACCTCCACCTCATGATGCTGATAATAATGCAGGTACTCCTGATGTTGCTGATGGGACCTTGTACACGGGTACCGCTGTAGATGCAGCAGTTGATGCATCAGGTACATTGGACCATCAAGGTGGAACTATTGGGTCGAACAAGTACAACTTTGCGGGGTTCTGGCCCGGTGGTAGTCGTGGTGGTGGAGGTGTCAGCCGTCTGGATGGCTTCGGAGATGCATTGATTGGATGGGGAAGGCAGACCTATGGTATGGATTGCGTTGGTTTCAGAGATAATAGTGGCGTAGAGCAGCGAACTTATGTACAAATGACTGCTGAAGGGGAGTTCGCTCGCAATTACTGCTTTGGTTATCGGTTTTCATTACGGCAGCCCTACAACCGCCCACGTTGGGGACCAGTTGTCAGAGGATATTTGGAAGGTACAGCCACTACATCATTACTTGGCTATTATCATGGCCCATTCATCCAACAGGATAACAAGACCAATGGTTGGGATTACGTAGGTGCAGATGGTACTCAAGCAGATGCTACCTTCCCTGCCACATATGTAGGAATCATGGAGCGGTTGACACAGATTACTGCTCTTCTCAATGAGGACCAATTAGGTAGGCAGGTTCGATATAGCGACGGTAGGCGTATGACTCGGCCATTTGGGTGCCCTATACGTACCTTACGTAATTCCAGTAGTGTACGCCGTCTATATCCGGGCGATGACAGTGGTAAAGGTGTGGAGGAATTGGCCAATGCCCATCGATATTACATGATTGATTGGTGGGGTAATACCAGAGGGGAAGAAGTCAGGCGTTTCCCTGCCAGAGGCTTTGGAATCAGGCCCGCTTGGGACCCTGAAGATGCATATACAGATAATGGACGAGATAATCGTGTATCCAGTCTATCATTATTCAAAGGAGACCTGACCGATGGTCAAAGCGGTAACGTGAACAGTGCCAATAATGATACTTCTGAGATGGCGACGGTTGATTGGTTCAATCCAAGCAACGCCATGCGAGTAGGAGACAGAGGAGATGGTCGAGGGGTGCGGTGGCCGACTGCATTTAATGAGAGTATGTTACATGAGGTATCCAGTGAGATGAAGCCGACCGGTCTGGTGTTGTCTCATAGTACAGCAGAACCTAATTTTGGTAGGGGCCTCCTGAGGCCACGGAATGATGGCCTTCAGAGTACTGAAGTGAAACGAGGTATCAGCGCAAGGCTCAATGTAGCCGATAGTGATGGTCTATTGAAACCGGAGGCCAGTGTTGGAGAAGGAATAGAGACCATGGTTGGCGCTTTCAGTGTTGGTAACGAGATGCTGGCTGACCCTGTGTCAAGATTGGGGCCAAGAATCGGCCTTGATGTGGATACCATCGCAGAATTGAATGATGGGATAAGGCGAGACTATGTCGCAATGTCTACTCAGGCGTACAGCCTGCATACAGATATCGAATTAGGACAAAGGTTGTCTATCAGGGGAGCCATGTCAGCAGGGTCAAGAACTCTCGGGAATCTGGACCTGACTGGCGTAGTCTGGTCGGCTCAGCCGGCTGTAGGTGTAGTGAAAGTATCGAATGCCCATGCTATGTGGGCACTGGGTGGGTCATATGTAATGGAGGTACGGAATTATGCTGAGACCTTTGATGACATAGGGTGGGGGAATGCGTCTGGTACTAATTCCAGCAATCCATATCAAGATTCCAACCATAAACCACTTATCAGTAAGACGAATAGCAAGGATAAAACAGTGAAGTTCCTCATGCGACCGCATAGAATCCTCGATAGTCAACATATGGCACTGTTCCGACATGCTCCATCTACCAAAGCCTCTCCACCACAGTCAACAGGAGGAGCAGTGAGTAACTTCTACCGTGCCACCTCTGGAGGTAAGTATGGAATGTTCAATTATGACCTCCCTAACGCAAGGACAGGCACGGTGACCCCTACCAGTGCTCCATATTCACCGGTATATGCCATAGACCCCGCTGTCAGCACCTCTGCGGCCTCCAGTGTAGGCCCTGTCATACCCGGTGCTGATGTCGCTGGCTTCGATAAGACCAGTATTCGACAAACTACTGCTCGAATCATCATGAGTGAGAACACAATACAGCACTTCCGTTCAGATGCACCCAGACGTAGGGCTGAAACAGAGGAAGATAAGGAAAGTAGGCCAGATTATGCCGTAGAACCACGCTATAGTCAGGCACTGCACCCTAAGGGAGAAGAAGCGACGACGACATTCAACACAGGAGACCATAGTGGTGAATGATATGGCCAATTCATACAATCGTAACACCGGTCGGAGTGATGCAGAGCAATCTGCTGTCATGAAAGTGCTCCGACGACCAGTATTGGTGGATAATGCGGTCAATCATGCCGAATATACCAAAGCAACCAATGGTCACAAGGTAGTATCCCCTACAAAGACGGATTTTGAGCCATCTCATGACCGTAGGTACAAATTGGTCGAGGAAGAGGATGGTGTGCGACTATTACACAATTCATCATATGACCAGAGCATATTTTACTATGACCGCAAGATGAATGCGGGGGCACAAGTACCTGTGTTCCTTTATGCTGAGAACCATCCAAGTAACCGGCTTATTCCTCATACTGTAGAGGATACCAGCACTGGTTCTCGATTCACATTACAGAATCTCAAGGGTCGCTCTCTCAATGACATAGGATTCACTGAAAGGAAGGTGAGATTGGGTCAACGTGCTGATGTAGGGCTCAGAACCAGTGACCTTGCTATGCGTATCGTCAATGCTGGAGGTGGCTCGGTCAATTCAGCAACCATCGATAAAAAGCGACATACCACCAGTTTCATTTCACATAATTTCAATGATGCAGATGCTATATCTGCCATCCGGTTCATAACCAAGCATGATGGGCATAGTATCAGGTCTGACCAGTTCGGTAATATTCGATATAGCAATCAAAACAAGATAAACAGAGAACATCATATACCAGCCACAGCAATTTTGGGAGGAGTAGAGTCAGACAGCATATCACATGCCCCTAATCGAATCACTGTATACGGGAGACAGAGAGGAAACAACGACGATAACGTGGTCAGGATAGATGACTCAGGTGCACAGACTGATGGTGTCGTCAATGAGGTTTCTGGAGGAGTCCACGTCCCTACAGCCTCCACTGAAAGTGCGGCTCGACGTATAGGTCAAAGTGTATTGGCCACGGCCAAGCGAGCAAAAGGAACCAAACAGTTCAAGCAGGTTATACAAGGGTCAAACATCAGACCGGGAGACCAGATTCACTATGATTCTTCATTTTCATCAGAGCGAGGGGTTGTATTATCTATCGACCATGACATCTCTAAAGGCACATCGGATATCCGAGTATCTTCTGTACCCAATACCTTAGAAGATACTTTACAACGGTTCCAAGAGGGTAACATAGGCAAGAACGCAGATGTTGGTAAGAGTATGGAACAGATTCAAACACAGATTATCAGCACTGGTGCTTCCTTTGATATCCATAGTACATGGGCAGTGACCTCACGTACAGTAAGACAAAAAGGCTTTCTCATTGGGCATGGTAGTAGGGGTAGAATAAATGGCTCGGCTGATGTACCAAAAGCAGACAGCGCATTGAGTAGTCAGATGCAATTATCAAAGAAAATTAGCACGATGGTAGGGAGAGGTTGACATGACGACATTGATAGAAGGTAATAGATTTTTGACAGAACAATTGGCTGATAGAATAAATGAAATGGTATTCGGATTCGATGGCACTGTGGCTACATCTGAGGATGGAGGAGTAGGGCGGCCAGCAGTGACTATAATCCCCACAGTCAGAATACTGGATGAACACACCATCTCTGTGGAAGGGAGACTGACCAATGTCACCACTTTCAGCACTCCACTGAGGGAGGTGGTGTTACAGTATCAGAATCCGACAGATGATGCCGACGTGACTCCTCTATTCCGCTATACATTCAATTCTGTCAACAAATCTACAAGCAATGAATTGAAGTTCTCTGTCCTTTTGGAGGTGAAATGATGAGCAACCCACTTTCAGGTCATACCAACGTACAGTCAGGTGCATCAACATCCACTGCCGACGGATTGAGAGATGGGGATGTCATAATCTCCCCTTCGATGACCAACCCCTATGAAGGACTACATGGTAATGGAATCATAAGGTTGGAGGACTATGCGTTTGGGGCTGGCACAAGGAACAGTGTAGGCGCAGCAACTCCGGGGCACGTATTGGCATCAGGGGCCACACAGGGTCTGGTCACTGTATCTGGTGGATATGTAGTGCTTGGTGGAGCAGTGTATTCCTTCGCTAATGGTCCCGGCTCGACCTATTCTTTCACAGTAGGTACCACTGCCAATCGTGTAGGTAGTCTACCGACCGTACCAAGTGCCGCATCAGAGGTATTGGTAGTGGTATATCTGGATTCGGCCAGTACGTTCAAGCATGTCATGTATCAGGTAGGTACACCTGCGACAGTATCGACCAGTACTCCTCACTGTCCATCCACGTTCCTCACCACACCCGGCTCAGGGGCTAATGAACAACATATCGTCATTGGTGTAATTCGCTATTCAATGAGTGCTGGTAGTGGTACATTAGCAGCAAGTGATTTGTTATTGACTCCTGTCCCTGAGGTTCATGACAGGCGCTTGTTCCTCAAGCCTACTCCACTTTTCTTGCCGAATATGACAAGGGGAGCAATCGGGAATGTGGCAGAAACCAATGCGGTTGATGGTGCTAATCAATATTCTCTTGATACGTTCTATTCCTCTCCTGAAAATGGAGACTTTGCTGCCTCTCCTATGGGAGCCATATGGCAGAGCCATGCACTTGATGCTACTGATGCCACTAAATCCAATTCAGTGCTGTACTACAGTGCTTTCAGGGAGATTGGTGGAGGTGGGGCTAATCGGCATACACACCGCTTGGGCCCTAATGAATTGGCTACGCTCACTACAACAGGTCATGTGACCTTTGAGTTTGATGGAGCCAATATGTGGCTCATAACAACTGATACTGCACGCACCTTCAATCCCTCTGGGACATTCCCTCACGGTCATGTCATTGAGATATATCATGTAGGAGGAAGCCATACTTTACATTTTGATTCTGGGGGTATAAACGTCAATATACCTCTCACTAATTATGCAAAGTTCGTGTATAATGGCTCTGCATGGGTCAAGTTCGACTTACATGCGGTGAGTTGATGGGGAGACTCGTCGAGAGGCTCCGCCTTGAATGCGAAGAGTGCAAAATGAAGGCTCTGCCCAACACGATTTGTGGCAGGTACGTCGATAACACGCCGATAATCATCTATGAGTGCCCGATGTGCGGATATCTCCGCCATCATTGCCGTATGGGCCATAGGAATGAGAAAAGAGCGCAGGATGCGCTTCGCAAACGCAAGCCATTCAAGTATGGGCGGCTCACGCAGCGGTTGCTTCCTGCTCCATAACACCGCCGAGCGGGTATTTACCGGATAGCAAATTGAAGTGATGTTTATTGGAAGTCCAATGCATTTGACTGTTTTCTGGTCTCTACTCTTTGCTGAAAGTCAACCTTACTCATTTCTTCTTGTGCTTTATGCATATGAAAGCCTTCGGCGATGTCCGATAAGCATACCATGAACATATCTGGTAAATTGACATTCATAGTAATCACTTGGTCCCAATTTATGCAGAGTTGTTTATCCCCACTTACGCCAATTACACAAAATCGACTAAACGGGCCTCCCTCTGTGGCTATTAAGGCACCTTTGGCGACCTTTATTTCTTCACCGATTGCATAGGTAACTTCTATATTTTCAATAACTGGTTTCATATTATTCCCTCTCTTTGGTGCCCTCATTCGGGCACAAATTGTCCCATGGACATTACCTACATAAAGATAATTGTGAGTAAATCCTATAGAATGTAGTATAACCGAGTGTTATCACTCAATCGACTTCTTCGCCATGATGTCATCTATGCGTAGAATGCCATGAGCGACCTCGCTGGCCGACTGTATAGCCTGTTTAGTGAGTCCGAGTGGTTCCCAGACACCTGTAGCCTCCATACTGACCACTCCACCAGAGATGACACAGGGTCCCATGGATGTATTGCCCTGTTGATGCTCATTCCTGAGGGACAAGACAGTATCCAGTGGATTATGTCCTGCATTCTCAGCAATAGTAGCGGGAATGACCTCAAGGGCCTCTGCAAATGCCTCTACAGCCATCTGTTCACGCCCTCCAACGTCTGCTGCACGCTGACGGAGGTGTTGAGCCATGGATATGTAGGTCGAACCTCCTCCGGGGACGATAGAATTGCTCTTGTAGGCCATACTGACCACTCCAAGGGCATCCTCAAAGCCACGTTCTGTCTCATCGAGTGTCTGCCGAGTGGCTCCCCTTAGGACAAGGGTGGTCACGGCACTATCGACATTCTCTACAACGACGTATTCCATGTCTCCGATGGTCTTTTGCTCGATGCTACAGCCGATTGACATCGTGACATCTTCAGGGCCATGTGCAGGGTCGACTCCCAAGAGATGCGAGAGTGCCTTCATGTCGCTTTCAGGTATGCGTTGAACCACGCTGATATTCTCTCTCGATAACATGGCTGCGACGGTTTCATTCACGCTGTCTCTGACTATCACGGCTCCGCCCTTGGGGAGGTATCCTGCAATCAGTTTAGCCTTGGCTGCCCATTGGTCTCTGCCTACTTCAGTGCGATAGGACTGGTACTCCTTTGCATTGGAGAATTGTACCTGTACGTTCTCCTCGGACTTCTTTTCACTGAGTCCTGTATTGATGAGAATGACATCTCCATTCGGGCTGGTTGGCATATTGGGGAGCATGAACTTCTTGTGCAGGATGACCCCACTGAAGCAATAGGATTCATCTAAATGTCCACCTGATTGGCACATCACTCTGATGCGCTCATAATCACCATCTACGCCCTCTATGGCCTGTACTGCCAAGTCGCATACGTGGTCCATACTGGATTCTAATGCCTTGCCAGTTACAGATGTACGGGCAACTGCGTGCAATGTCTGTTTGATATCGCTGTCAACCGACAGAGTATCCAGATGTTCCAGTGCCCAGCGAGCAGCCTGATTGTATCCACCACAGATGATGTTCGGGTGGATGCCCTTGTCAAGTAAACCTTCGCTGTTGGACAGTAATTGACCAGCCAGTATGACCATGCTGGTAGTGCCGTCATAACACATGGCAGCCTGTGTATCTGCTGCTTCTACAATCATCTTTGCTCCGGGGTGGGATACATCGAGTTGCTGTAGAATTGTGACGCCGTCATTGGTCACGATGGTGTCTCCGTTTCCATCCAACATCATCTTGTCCATACCCTTTGGACCAAGTGTCGTTTTGACGGCGCTGGCAATGGCCTTGGCCGCTCTAATGTTACTATGCTGTGCTGTTTCCTTCTGTTCCTGATTGTTCATTCTGTTCCCTCTTTTTACCAATTGACTTCATACTCAGTCACCGCCCCTGTGTCTCGAGACCGTGCTTTAACAAAGCCCTCTATCTTGCCGTGCTCCCATAGGTCATATGAGAGTTTCGCATCTTCAAGGCAATACTTCACGACCTTGCTGTATTGTCCTCGCCTCCATTCAAGTGGAGCATCCTCTGATTTCATCATCTTATCCCTACCTAATGTGTGATGCACCACATCTGATAATGGAACTGCATGTCCGATAACCGAACGCAATATATTGGAGGTATCGATAATCAATTCCTTGGACTTGTACATGATGTCTCCCGCACTCCAACAGTCCAAGGAGTCTCTCAGGACAGGGAGGTCGAACTTTTTGATGTTGTGTCCGATAATCAACCCTCCCGCTGACACCTCTTTCTCAAGCGCATCACCAAGTGTTCTTGGGTGGAGATTCTTGATGGTGACATCAGGTAGGTCATCACGAATGCTGTCGCCCTTGTTGCAGTACACCGTACCGCTTTCACCATCCCATGTAGCGACCACCGTGGGCTCGAACAGGTGGGTGTTTCCCCATCCACCTATCTCATGTGAGTAGTTGGCTGTCTCGATGTCAAGTGCGAGTGTCATTCGTTCATTCCTCCTTGGCGCTGTCCTTCATTCTGACATACCTTTGATTGCTGCCAGTCTTGCGAGTTGTATCAAACATATGATTTATTCGATTGAATCGTTCACGGATACTCGTTGGGGAATTAAGATTTTGTATTTGCCCAAAGATATTGAACAATCCCGTCTTTTTCACCCATCCTCTACCTTTACCATCAATGTCGAATACTTCACAACGCTTGAATGCTTCTCGCCATGCCTTCTCATCCTTTCTGGCCTCTGCCGCAGTCTGTCCTACCTTGACCTTGTCTTCCAACCAGTGGATGAGGTTCTTGTACAGGTCATACAGTATCTCTTTGGCCATATCGATGTGTATACCGGTCACGACCCATGTGCCCTCCATCATGGCCATATGGTGGGCAATGATATTGGTATAGTTCTGTAGACCCATGATGAATGATGTGCATACATCCTGTTTCTTGGCATCCATGTCTTCGACCAGATGGTAATATTCCTCAATCGCCCCTTTCAAGGCAGGTACATAATCAGGTGCGATACTGAACATCTTCTTCATGACATTCATGGTCCATTCTTCTTGTTGTTGACAGACAGTGGATTCGCTATTCGTCCCTGCCTCATCCCATTCAGTGATGGAGATGTTATTGAGTTCACAAACTCGTTTCTTCAATCGTTTGTCAAGGTCGATGAAGTATTGGACTATATCATCGAACTCCATAGAGAACTGCTTGTCACTGTACATACTATCAGCAAGCATGTAGGCCACGTCCTTCTTCATGTCCAAAGTCCAGTCACGCCAATATAGCAAGACACGTTGGAAGATACCCTTATCCAATACATAGTCCTTGATACCATCAGGTGGATATGTTGTAATCCATAGGGATACCAATGATTCGATGGTGATGGTTCCACCAGCCAAGTGCTTTGTCAAGACGTTACGCCCTGTACCGGCTGCATTCAATGCTGACTGTAGGAACAGTACAGTATTTTCACTGTGGTTGTTCGGCTTGAGAAGGATGGAACCTTCATCGAAGTTCATACCTTTTCTACCGCTCAGTACCCCTTCTCTAAGTCGTGGTTCATCGCCGGGAGTATCTATCACCCAAGAGCCAACCAATGCTGCATCTGTACCTGTACTATAGTCTACGCAGTGGATATTGGCCTCTCGCATTGTTTTCTGTATTATCTCAAATGCCACTGATTTGCCTGTTCTTGTGCCTTGAATCCAAAATATATTGACTCTCGGGTCGATGTTGCTACTACCCATAGGTATCCTGACATATGGTAGGACTGCTTGCCCTTGTATGTAGAAGAACGATAACAGTCCCGGTATCTCATTATTCTTACTGACTTCCCTGAAATGTTCAAGATAGCCTCTCAGTATGTCATTCTTCTGTACGCATTCATAATTCTCTGCATTGTGTTCCATGTTAATTCCCTCTCTTTTTGGAGTTGTATTGTCGCTCTATTCTGACTGGTTCTTCTGATGTGAGAACCATAGTCAAACGTTGGCGCAGCGTAGGTCCCATTCCCTTGACCTGTTTTAAGGACTCAGGGTAGGTCATCTCCTCTATGGAACCACACTTCTCAAAAGTGCGTTCCACCAGTTCTGGTCCAAATCCGGGTATTGATAACAACATATCAGTCCGAACATCATTGGTTGAGACTCTGCGTATAGCCTTGGCACCGTGCCTGCTGGCTGGTTTGTGCAGTTTCTCATGGAGTTTGATAATGAATGTGGCTGCCTCATAATGGTCCTTGGTCCTGTAGATATGACAATCAAAGTCAGCCATGATTCTGGCACAAGTGCCAATCAGTTCATTGGTCACACGACTATAGGTGACCTTGCGGCCCTGATGATTGGCCATCTTCACGTACTTGGCGACATCGCCATGCACGACAAGGAAGATGCGCTCACAGTTGGCATCGAGGTTATCCAGTTGCCTCCATAGGTGGCCACTGTGACTTGATTGAAAGAAGTCTGATAGGCTCTTGCATTCTATGTGGCTCTCTCCCGCTTGATAGTCACCCATGCCTTGTAGGTGCTCCTCTTTGACAAGGATGCCTCGTTTCTCAGCGTAGCGACAGACGGCCTCATAGAGAGGCCCACGTTCATTGGTGTCAACTAACAATGGCGTCTTCTTCATTCTTCTCCCTCTCATCTAATTGCCATTGGACTACCGCATATGGTGACCCGTTTAACGTAGCAGACATACCATTATTTTCACACTTTTTGAATTGTTTATTCTTACTCAATAGATTAACGAGTTGGTTCATGGTAGGTTGCCTTTGATACATTCTACCATTGAATTGCATTTGATTCAATAATTTATCATGTATTTGATTGGTGCTCATCATTCCTTCCCCCTCCATAGCCCGTTCAATTCGTGATATAAACTGTATATTACCATTCTTTTTTCCCATGACTATTCCGCCTTCTCTATTGCTCCGGTTCCATCCCAATATTTACACTTACCAAGGCACATGCCTTTCTTCCACAACATGGAGCATGTCTGTGGATAGTCCTTGGTGGCTACACTGGTCACCTGATAACGAGAGACGCCTTCATCGAAGTCAGCCCATTCAAGAGACTTGATGAACTGTACGACCTTTTCTACG